ATACTACCCATCATTTCCCAGAAAATACAAAGGTGATCCAACTAATATCGTTTACAGATCACTTTGGGAAAGAAAGTTTATGGTGTATTGTGACAAAAATCAAAATATATTGGAGTGGGCAAGTGAAGAAATAGCAATACCCTATCGTTCTCCTATTGATAATCGAGTGCATAGATATTTTCCAGATTTTTATATGAAAGTAAAAGAGACAAATGGTAAAATAAAAAATTATGTGATTGAAGTTAAACCAGCAAAACAAACTATACCTCCAAAAAAACCAAAAAGACAAACGAAAGGTTACATTCGTGAAGCATATGAATATGCAAAAAATCAAGCAAAATGGAAAATGGCAAAAGAGTTTTGTGCTGATCGTCAATGGGAATTTAAAGTTGTAACAGAAAAAGAATTAGGAGTATGAGTAGACTAGATCCAGTAATGAAAAACCTTATCGGTACTGAAAGTGCTGATGATTTAGCACAGGAAATACTTGGTGTATTGACTGAAGGTAGTAATGTACCCGAAGCTGGAAACTTCTACGTCTTTGTGTATAAACCAAAAACACCTAATATAGCATATGACGAACATCCACTTGTGGCAGTTACAGATGTTTTTTCATGGGGATTTCGTGGATTGAATTATCATTGGGGTGAAATGAGACAATATACATTCCCAGAAGTTGTTGGTGGATTATATAAAGTTGATGAGATGGAATTAAGAGATTTAAGAACTCTACCTTTTGTCAAAATACGTCTAAATAGTTAATAATTAATACAAAGGTCGATAAATGATACCTGCAGGTGGAGATCAAACATTTTACGATAGTTTTAAAAAGAATGAAGAGAAGGCTTTTAAAAAAGCAAAAGACTATCAAGACACTAAGAAAAAGAAATTTGCTAGAAGCAGAAGTGCGAACGCAGGTATGAATAATAGGATGTCATATCCTATCAAAGACTCTATGTCCGAAAGAACAGGAGATCGACTTCAAATACGATGTTTAGAATTTGAACCACCAGGTGATGGTGCTGGTTTAACTATAAGTTTAACTAACGCTTACAAAAAAAATAGTGAGACAGGTAAATTATCAGTTATTACTACAAAAGAAAAAGAACAAATGAGAGCTGGTAAACTTGATATAACTGATGATAAAGGTAATAGAATGGATGGTACTGAACAAATAGGACTCGAGATGACAAATACTGATGCAACTTCCAGATTAGGTGCTGGTATGAATCAGAGAACTAAATTTTATATTGAATTACCCATACCACAGGATTTGACTGATTCTAATTCAGTAACTTGGGGTGAAGATAGAGTAAATGCGTTGGAACTCGCTGCACTCAACGTTGCACAAGGAGCAATGAAAGGAAATATTGGGGAAGGAGCAGTTGAATCTGCTCGTCTAGCAGTCGAAGCTTTAAATACAGGGGTAAAAATACCAGGATTAACAGAAGATACACAAGCTGCAGTTAGAGCAGCGATATCTGGAGCAGCATTAGGTGCTTTAGGTTCAAACGTAAGTGCTAAAAGTGTCATATCACGTTCAACAGGGCAGATTTTAAATAATAATCTTGAATTACTTTTTCAAGGTGTAAACTTAAGGTCATTTCCATACAGTATTACATTTTCACCTCGTGATCCTAAAGAATCCAGAATGGTTAAGGATATCATCAGATCTCTCAAAATGGCTATGGCACCAAAAGCAGGTGAAATGAGTGCAGGTGGTGCACCAGGAGGCATTTTTCTAAAATCTCCTGACGTATTTCAACTTAGATATCTTCGAGACGGACATGATCATCCATTTTTAAATGCATTTAAACTTTGTGCTTTAACTGGAATGTCAGTTAATTATACAAATGCTGGAACTTACACATCATATGAAGATGGAACACCAGTCAATATAAGAATGAATTTAACATTCAAAGAAATTAACCCAATTTACCATGAAGATTACTTACAAGATGGTGCAGGATCAGGAGTTGGATACTAATGGGATATTTTAGAGAACTACCAAATATTGCTTATCAATCACCTCTTAGTCATAAGAATTCATCTAAGGATTATATTATTGTAAAAAATTTATTTCGTGGTGCAAAATTAAAATCTTATTTGGATGGATCTGTCACAGCTTTAGACAAATATGTGATTAGTGATGGTGATAGACCAGATACCATTGCTGAATTTTTATATGGAGATTCAAGATTAGATTATGTAGTAATATTGGTCGCTGGTATAACTAATATAAATCACGAATGGCCGTTACAAGATTATCAAGTTTATGATTATGCTTTAGACAAATATGGATCAGAAACTGAGATGAATAAGATACATCATTACGAAACTTTTGAAATAAAGGATAATCAAGGAAGGCAGATATTACCTCCAAATTTAATTGTAGATGAGAAATTTAAAATATATGGATCTGCAGCACAAGCAGGGTCTGTAAAATATAACTTAATTTCTCAAGCAGGTAATACACAACTAGATGATAAAGATGAATATACAGTTGTAACTGATAATATAGCAAGAGCAGTTACTAATCTAGAGCACGAACATACAGAAAATGAAAAGAAAAGAGAAATAAACATTTTGAAATCCCCTTACTTGCAACTGTTTATTAATGATTTAAGAGATGTAGTCAAATATGACAAGAGTTCTAGTTATATTACATCATCACTGGCAGCAACTGAAAATACAGAATTAGTCAACCCATAAAAAAAGGAGTCCAAAGACTCCTATTTAAAAATTAAATTAATCCAAGCTGCGATTACTAGAAGAGTAAGGCAGAGTTGATTATATTTCATTACTCCTCTGCAAGTTTAGCAAAGTAGGATAATGCGTCATCATCCTCATCTTCAGTCACTGCGGGAGCAGGTTTTGAAACAGCAGCAGTTACTAACTCTTCTGCTTCTCCACGATCTGTGTCCTCTTCTTCAAACTGTGGTGCAGCGGACTTCTTATTTCCAAGAACATAGTCTAGACGAGTTTTCAACTCATCATATGTCTTGAACTGGTCTGGTGCAACAATCTCAGCAAGTGAGAACTGTTTTTTCCAGAGTGCTTCCATTGCATCATCGTCATCAAGTAAAGGACTTTGTGCTGCAAACTCAGAACTATCGTAGTTTCTGTATCCTGCAACGTTCTTTGCTTTTAACTTGAAGTTAGCACCTTGCCAGAAATCGAATGGATCGATTGCTTCCTCATCTTCAAACTCAGGTTGCATCGCTGCAGTAAGTTTATCAAAGATTTTCTTTCCATACTTGTATAGAAATACTTTACCTTCGTTCTCAGGATTTGCAGGATCTTTCACAACATAGATGTTAGAAACATAAGTTAACTTACGCTTCTGTTTTCTTGCTGTTTCTTTTCCAGCATCAGTTCCATTGTTCCAGAGTAATGAATTGTACTCAGAAACAGGGTCTTTCTGTCCAAGTGTAGTGAGTGAGTTTTCAATAAACCATCCACCAGGACCTTGGAATGCGTGTGAATATAGTTTTACAAATGGTAAATCTTCACCTTCGGGTGCAGGTAGAAATCTGATAACAGCATAACCGTTACCGCTTTTGTCTACATCTAACTTCCAGATACGGTCATCAGTGTTACCGCCCGTGTTGTTCATCTTCTCGACTTCTTTTACTAGTTTTGCAGTAAGTGAGCCAAGTTTAGATTGTTTTTTTAGGTCTTTAAAAGACATTTGGATACCTCGGATAAATTGGATATTTTAGATAATTGGATTATAACAGATTAATAATCAAGTGTCAAGTTGTGTTCTCATATTGTCAATGGTATTTGACATACCAGAGAATAACAATGCCATATCAGTTCCCTCTGGGAAACCCATAAGTTCAACTGATTTTTGCAAATGTTTCTTGAGATCAACTGCTTCTGGATCATCAGATAAACTAATGCGAGTGTACATTAGTTTTTGTTTTTCTAATAATTCAGTAAGTTTTTCAATGTGTTCAACTTTATCTTCACGACTAAAAATTCCAAACTTCATTGCGTTCTTGTAAATAGAAAGTTGCAAATCGTTTATTTCTTGTAGTTCTTCACGAACTATGTCGGAGTCAAAAAAATTACTCATACGATTTCCCGTAGTATTTTTTTAAAGTTGAATACATTAATATTTAGGAAAGGTTTATACTTCCTTATTTTCATACTTACCGTCTCCCAGACGGGATCAAGTAATTTCTCATCAAACTTTTCTGAGAATGAAAATATTATATCATAGATAACGAAAGTTTCAAGTGAGATATCCCCACCTAGAAATCTTTTTAATATAATAGGGTGTCCACTCTTACATTCAAACAAATTATCAAGTTTATTTTCTTCAAGTAATTTACTAGATTCTTCTCTAAAAAGATACGAAATACTCTGTTGTCTTCTCATCCAATCTGCATACGTTCTTTCGCCAGAGTTGATAATCTCACCTATCCAAAGGTTTTTTGGATTATCTGTGGTTACAAAGTTAGCGAGTAAAAAGTCTACTATCTGTTCATCAGAGTATTTTCTCGATGTTTTCTCGAACCAATACTTATCTTTCCTTTTATTGAAAGATGCCATAGTTGCACGAGATTTACCACCATATCTAAAAAAGTCATACTTACGGTTTGTAAAATGACTTTTCATTGATAGATATGACTGGTAGGTTTCAAATGG